CTATATTTTTGACTTAAATAGTTCTTCTAATTCCCAGTCAGTAATACCTAGATTTATGCGATATAATAGGTCTCTAAACTTGTTTTCTTCCTCTACTTGTTCTTTTAAAAACCAAAAAGAAAACTCATACGTTGTATTATCTTTATTTTCTAAACATGTTTTTGCTATCTCCTCCCATTGAGAAGAAACCTTCATCTCATGCTTTAATGACTCATCTATTATCTCTCTTATGCTATTATAAGACAGTCTCTGTAATGGACATTCAGGAACTAATGCTTTGCAATTTCTCTCTAGCATATAGTTATATATCTTATTCATATGTTCTAGTTCTTCATTAGCATATTTAAAATAAACCTTTGAAGCATTAACATATCCTTTAGCATCTAAACACATAGACATAGCTCTATATATCTGAGAAGAGATAAGTTCGTTCTTTATCTGCTGATTTAATATAGACTGTATAGAAGCATTTAACCTTTCTATGTTTTCTGTTGATGTTTTACTAGTGTTTTTAGGACCTCTAGTATTTAACATATTTATTAACTCATCCATTATTTCTTATTTTTTTTGTTATCAAATTTGTTTTTATTTTCTTTAGCTATCTTAAGCATAGTATCAATCTTATATTTATCTGATTCAGCTTTTAGTTTAGCGATATCTAATTTAGTCTTATCTGATTGTTTTGCTATTGTTTGTTTTAATGCTATCTCAGCTTTCTTTCTATTATCTTCTCTTATTTTATTAAAAGCGTCAGAACTATATTTCTGTTGCTCTAAAGCTAATTTACCAACCTCTAATTGATCTGGTATTAAATCATTGTCAATATCCTGATTTTGCTGACGAGAGAATGAGTTAATCTGAGCAACTTGTATCTTCGTTTGAGCATCTGTATCTATCTTATATTTATCAAGATTTATCTTCTCTTGCTCTATAGCTGCCTGTTGTGCTAGTTGTTCTTGTATTTGTTTGCTTTGTTCTTCTGCTTGTGCTTGAGCTTCTTGACTAGCAACTTCTTCAGCCATTTCTATTTTTCTTCTAATGGAAGCAATACTTTCAGTACAATAAATATCAATCATGCCACTCATAGATAGTTTGTCATTCTGCATTGCTACCTGAGCTATTGATTTTAAAGCACCAAATAATTCCATATCTTTAGATGAATCATTAACAAAAATACCGTATTCAGCACTTCTAAACTCATCTCCATTTAACTCTAAGAAAGCACTAGACATATCATCTAACACATATTGTTTCTTTATGTTCTTTCCCTTCCATGCTTCTTTAGCTGTATCTAACAAAGTGTTCATTACCCTTAACTTTGTGTTCTGATGTAATAAGAACCAATGTTCTGTTATATAAGATGATTGCTGTATAGATCTCTCAACACCACCTAATGTCTCTCTGCTTTCTACCTGTGCTTCTCTCTGTGCTGATATACCAGAGATAGTGCTTATCTGAGATTCTATATAAGATAACATAGATATATGCTGTTGTATATAAGCCCCCATTTCTAAGTCAATCATTGATCCAGAAGTCTCTTGGAAGTTACCAGCTAATTTACCTGTGGCAGCACCTTTATTACCTTCTCTAAAAGGATCTTCTACTGCCCATCCCATTACTTGTGCATAATAAATCCATTTGTCAATATCCCATCCATCAGGAATCTTAGCTAGATTTAATCTACCTATTTTACCCATAGATTTTGCAAAAGCTAATTCTGTACGATACATGAAGACATTATATAAATATTGATATGGTCTCATCCTATCCATTAAAGACTTAGCCTTATTTGTATTTACGTTATATGAAGTGCCAACATAACCAGAAGAGCATTTAGATAGATTTGTTAATGACCTAAATTGAACTGGTCTTGGTCCCATCTTAACATAAATATCTTGCCCTATCTTTGTTCCTTCCCACCACTCTTTAATCCATAACCATGTAATTTCCTCTCCTGCATCTTTATTAACTTGATATCTCTCATCAACAATAGTTTCCTGTTGATTACCAAATTCATCGAAATATTTTAGTTTACCTATTTTTCTTAAAGAAGCCCATACTGTTCTTACAACTCTTATATTTCCAGCAGCATCATAAGCTCCACCAAAATATTTAGTAGCTTTTGTATTTACCTCTATCAATGCACCTGTATTAGAATCTGCTTCTGTCATCTCTGATAACAATATAGGATTCTGACCTGTATAGTTAACAACAGAAATACCTTTATTCCATAAGTGTCCTTGCTCTATATCATCTATCTCTTTTGGTTTTAAATATTCATGATAAGAATCTATTACATCTCCTATGGATCTATAAGCATATTCAATAATAACATCACAATCTTCTATATAAGGACTTTCTCCTTGTCTTATAGTATATAAATTAAGTGGATTAACCCTTCTAGCAATAGGCTCTCCAGCGATAATATCACAACAATAATTCTCTTCACCAGCAATCAACACATCATAAAAGCCAGAATTAAATTTCAACTTTAACTCCTGCTCTCTATATAGAAAATTCAATGATTGCGTAGCTGTTAACTCTCTTATATCTTGAGCATCATAGTTAGCCCATTTCTGCAATTTCAATAAATCCTTTTGTATTTTCTGTTCATCACCACCACCACTCTGTATGACACTAATCATGTATTCCATTAACCTATCTTTGATTATCTGCTGTTTCTCAGAAATAGCATCCATGTTAGTTACTCTTACCTTCCAGTTAAAGTTCCTTGCAGATTCTTCTCCTATTAATAAATCAATCTTAGGATTACATATAGGATAGTTCTGCATCTTAGCAGGGAAATTACCCCCAGAGATACCAAATGGATTTACTGTTCTATGTATATCAGCTTCATCAAGTATATCATTATACATATTGTAATTCAACTGCTTGTTATACATAGACTCTCTTATCCCAGAGTTATTGCCATAGATAGCAATGTTCTGTGCGGCATCTACACATTGCTTCATCCAATCATTATTCTTATCTCTATCCGACTTTTTTTGCGCTGGAAAAAATGTTGCTAATGGTATCATATGTAAAAATAATATTGTATGTTATTAAAGGTAATATAATAAATGTAAAGATATAATAAATACAAATCTAAAGCTACAAAAATTCTATAATCAATAGCTTTAATAAGAGTCTTTAAACGCATCTATCGAACCCTTTATATCGAAGATATTCTTGCGTATTGAATTGGTATTATTATAGTTACGTTTGAAAAATGGATCATCAGCTAATGTTTTAGCTTTTGCTTCTATGGAATCAAAATTCTCTCTAAAAGTTTCTTCTCTGGCATACATTACACACATTAATGCCCTTACTCTATCGAAATTTCCTTTCCTGTTATACCCTATTAACTCTTTTAATAAAGGAACACTTTTTATCGTTGTTAACCTTAAAACTCCTGGAATTATTTCTTCTTCTAAAAAGTTCTTTATAAGCAATTCTCCATGTACTATCTGTGCTGTACCAAAATGCATACCCTTAGGTCTGTTAGGTTGAGTACCCATCTCCTTAGCATACTCTGGCGTGTCCATCATTAGATAAGTACAGTTCTTCCTCTCAAAATATTTATATACTCCTATTAAGTTATTTTCAAACATTAACTTAGCATTATAATATATTAAAATTCTCCTCACCTGTTCATAATAAGCATCAGAACCTTTCTCATGCCTGCCTGTATATTCAGCTACTATTGTTTCTTTTACTTTACCTGGAAACATCTTCATATATACTATTAGAGATCCTAAAGACATAGTACCAGACTCATCATGATCATAAGGATCTAATCCAGCCAAATACAATCCATTAGGTATATGCCCCTCATCATCTTTAATAGGATGATGCCATATTGTTGTTGCTCCTCTACAGTCATCTTTAGTTAAATCATGTGGGAAGACACGAATAGCTCTATCCTTTGATAAATGTTCCCATTTTAAAGTGCCTTCATCTCTAAAGAATAACTCTCCAACATCTTCTGCATTTAATATCTTATTATTAGATTCTATTGATGACAAATGTACTTGAAGCTCTCCTCTTGGAAAGATATTACCCACTTTAGATAAGAACATCTCAGATGGAACTCTAGGTTGGTTCTGTTTACGAGCATCCATTGCAGAAGAAGCATTCTTACTCTTGCGTATCTTCTCTCTTATCTCATCATCCTCTTTCTCTGCTAATAATAAATTAGTGTTCCCTTCATTATCTTTATACTGATGCGTACCTAATGTAGTAGGAATAAACATAGCTATCCTACCTTTATTCTCCCATATATCATTATACGAAACTAACTTATATGTCTCTGTATCATAGAACATCCTTGATGAATCTACGGTCCCACTACCCATATCTCCACCAGTACCTATCATCACTTGAGTACCAAACTTATACTCTCCATCTTTCATAACGTCTTCTGTGGCATTAGAAGCTTGAATCAAATTATCAAACATACCTATTTCCTCTAATATCCCAACACCTGCACGTAAACCATTAAAAGCAAATGGATTATCTTTAAAAGTTCTGTGATATATAATAGCACCAGTACCTACAGTAACCCAGTTATTTCCTTCTTGTTTGTCATATACCGCTTCTATCTCTCCACCTACTTTAAAAGTACCTCTAAACTGTTTAGTAAAAGGACTTGGATAAAACTGCCCCCCTATCTTTATAGCACCAGCTAATCTCTCTAACCCATATTTTACTTTTGATAAAGTTGTAGTAGAGTATTTAGCATCTCCAGCACCTATCGCTATCTGCATAGCTTCTTTAACATCACCAGAAGGCTTATACTCATATAATCCATCAAACAAAAATCCATGACCTATGATAGCTCCTGCAACAAAGAATGATTTACCAAATCCTCGATTCCCCATTATCATCATATTCTTTGCTTCATGCAACATCATTGGCGCTCCTAAATTCTTTGTTGTATTCTGCATTATATCTTTAGGATCACCTAAACTACTAGCAGCACTCCTTACCTCACTCATAGGAATATTTCTGTCCATTAACATATTCATATATTTCTGAACATCTTTCATCTGAGAGAATCCTGCAAATCCTCTAGCTTCTATATACCCATAAGCCATATCCCACATGATATCCCATAGCTCTGGACTACCCTGTACTTTTACTTTTGAAAATCTATCTTTATTAATTAAGATGGACCAGAAGTTAATATAAAAATACAAACATCCTGGCATCCATTTACCGCCAACCCAATATCCCTCTATACATCTTCTTCTCTGCTCTTTCCACCATAATCTAGAATCCTCACTTAGTTCAACAGGTAATGCTGGTATCTCATTTTTCTGTAACTTAAATAGACTGTTATTTACCCACATAGATATTAGTTATATTAATCCTTTTTCAGCGGCACTCTCCATTGTATTACCTTTAACCCTAGAGCCAGACTTCTCTTTTATCAAATCATCTAGTACACTATTATAATAATCATACATCTTCTTAGTATCTGCCAACATCCTATCTAGATCTTTTGCATTCTCTAATGTATATTTCTGGTCTTTTATAAACTTACTTCTCTCCTCTAATTTATTCTTCCACTCTGACACAAGTCTTTCTGCTGGTGTTAATATGCAATCCAAATACATCTTAATCTGATTATCATATTTACTCCAGTCAAATTTCTTGTCTTTTAAGAAGTCTATCTTTATAATATCCATCCTCTTCTCAGTAGGGATATTAATAAACTTACTATCTGGATCATACATAAAAGCAATAGCCCACATTATTTTTGAACTACTTACTTTATCTTTAGAATCATCACTATCATATAACTCTTTAAATCCACCAAGTGAAGTTAGCTGTGGATTTACTTTCCAGAAATTAACAGCTATATCAAAACTATTCGCCAAACCCATATTATTTTATGTTAAGTTGCCA